TTTGTATCAAAAGATACAGCCAAGGCTTCGGAAAGGATTTCAGGAATAGACCCCTTATCCTTATCCTTATCATTACCAGAATGGATAGCGATACTTTCCATCAAGGCGTTATAGACTGCTTGTTCTTGACAGTAACGTTCTGTTTCATCTAGAAGCCAGTCAGAATTTGTCTGATCATCATACTGAAGAGAAGACACAAGTTCTTGTGTATCTTTGAACAACTCTTCATTAAGTCCTGTTTTGTTATCAAGGTCAATATGTAGAGCCTCCTTTGAGGGAGGCTCATTATATTTGTGTGTGTATTCATCAATCAAAGAAAACAAGGTACGATACGATTGATCAGCAAAATATTCTGGCTTTACGAAAGGAAGAACCTTTCTCGCATATTCCTTATTGTGAATAAGGTTTGATAGAATAGTTTGCTCAATCGACATTAATTTCTCCTAGTTATAGAACGAGTATATAGTAGGATTATAAAAATGTCAACCTTTAATCGTCATCCTCTGCAATATTTTCAGAAGGAGGAGCCATTGCTATTTGATACATTTTCTTAATCTTATCATTGAAGAGAGGATTAGAAAGCATAGCCTTCCAGAATTCAGAAGTATTGGTATCTTTAAACCTAAACTTCTTGTCTTCTACTTCTCCAGTTTCTAGATTAACACGAGAATACCAACCATTAGAAGGCTTGACAACAAGACTGGCTTCCATTGCAATATCAAGAAGACCAGACCACTTATTAATTCCGCCTTCGTATGTTACTGTGAATGGGAACTTAGCCTTCTCTTTAACGAAACGAGACTTCTCGATATTTATTGTAAAGTTCCAACCAACAAGATCAGAACCATCTTTTTCTTGTGCCTTAGAAATAATAAAAATTTGATTGGCAGAATATGTAACAGCAGTACCACCGCCTACAACAGACCTGGAAAAGAGTTCCATAGTTTGATAGATGTGATTGACGACAATCATAGGAATGTCCTTCATCGTCAAGTGAGGTGTAATGATACGAAGAAGAGAACGAATAGCCTTAGCACGGGTCATATCAGTGACAGACTTTTCGTCCATTGCATCTTCTACTTCCTTCTTGGATGACAACGCACCAAGAGAATCAAGAAGCAAGAATACACGATCACCACGATTAATTTGTTCTAGACGCTTAACAATATCAAACTTGAGTTGCTCAATGTGTTCAATAGGAATGTGAATAACTCGTGAAGTATCAATACCATTACTAGAAAGATATTCTGGAGTAATACCAAACTCCGAATCATATACGATGGCGATTGCATCTGGATACTTATCGAAGTAAGCCTTCATACAATATAGACCCAACAAGGTCTTGAATGACTTCGATGCGCCAGCAAAGATTGTCAAACCAGGAACTAGACCACCATCAAGCGATCCAGAAAAAGCTAAGTTTAGGATTGGAAGTTTTGTCTGAATGATATCTTTCTTATTGAAGAAAGCAGACTCAGAAAGAGTAGAGGCTAGCTTAATAGAACCAGCAGCCAACAGCTTGCTCATTAGTTTAGTATTCATTGTATTTCCTTTGTTTGTTGATTGTTTTAACGAGAGGAACTACCTCTCAGTTTTATTTAGACTTGTCGATTGTATCAAGTCGCTTAAGAACTTCTGCGATCTTGGCACTTCGATTTGGCCAGTAAATATATGGCTGGGTATCGGCATCCTTCAGTAGATTGTTCAATAGTGGCTTGAACAATGAAAGCACTGCCGCATATTTTTGTTGGTAGGTATCAGCAGAAACTTTAAATGTCTCTGCCACCTTATTGATTTCTTGTTCACTGACTGTGGTAAACCCAAAGTCAAAATCATCATTATTCATCCTCAAAGTGTCCTTCTAGTGTTGATACTTCTTCTGTAGTCCAGTTGATAGCCTTAGTGATATTCTTAATTGGCTCTAGAAATGCTTTATCGAATTGAACAGAATAATCAATAAACCTATCGAGGTTTAGTTCTGGCGGAAGCTCACCATTACAAGCAAGAACGTTCTCTTGGAAGGTATTTGGAAGTTTCATATAACAAAACTTGATCTTCTCTCCTTCTTTGATTGTAGCATATCGCTTGTTTAAATTGTTCTTCCTAAGAAGATCATTATAGACAATAGCTGCTCGAACATGCATTGGTACGCCATCTTTATATAACTTCATGTCCCCATTAGAATACTTTTCAATATTATTGCACCCACGAGGGAATGCAATCTCTTCAAAAGACATCTTCTTAAAGTCATTCCTAAACTTATCAATAAACAAAATTAGTTCTTCGTTTGTGCCTTGCATGATAATGTTTAGGCTGTCTTTAATCTTTTCCCGGCAAGAGCCAGGAGTTGAAGATCGCACGGCTTCAACTCCCTTGATGTATAGCTTAGGCTCGTCATATCGGAAACCTTCACTATCATAAACATTCATGATGTACTTCTTCTTCGCAAGGAAGATAGCAGTATCACAGATGTTCTCTCGCTTCATCTTCATTTGATTTACATAAGAATTGGTATAATTCTTTAGCCGCTCAAATGAATCTTCAATGATCTTCTCAAGTGTTTCAGAACAAACCTTATTAACAAAGTCTGTAATCTTGTGAACATCCTTAGAGTTTCCAAATACACTCTTGACGATACCATCCAAAGAAACAAAGACCGAATCAGTATCACAATATACTACATATTCTTTATTGTCTGTCTTCAGTGTCTTGTTGATGTAATTGTTAATATCATTGGCGACCCACCGAATAGCCAACTGACCGTGAAGAGTAATACCCTCTGCATAGTCATTTTGATAAAAACGAAACGATGCATTTCCAGTTGCGCCATAAAGACTGTTCAAAACAATCTTCTTGACTAGCTGAAGGTTGTGATAACGAGAAATCAAATTTGAGTTTTCTTGACTTGGGTTTGCCTCGTTCTCAACCTTAGCTGCCTTTAGCTTCTTCTGATATGCCTTACGCTCATCATACATCTTAATGACGAGTTCTGGAAAGATACCTCGTTTGGACTTATCCCAAAGAGCACCATTTGCCGATAAAGCATAATTGCTTTCGACTAGCTTATCACGAAGTTTGTCACTCAACTTACCATCAAGCAAAGCATCAATGTCTGGTATCTTTGGAATCTTATTAACATAAGTTTCTGGACTCATATTATTCTGAACAATCAAACTTGGATACAGACTGTTAACGTCGAAGGTAGCAACCCACTTGTGCATTCCAATCTTTGGTTCACGAACATATGCACCAGCAAACTTTTCACCCTTTTTATAGTCCTTAGCCAAAGGAATGACAATATTACGATCAAGAAGATAATTATGAATAATAATATCCCACAGACGAATGCTCGTAAACATATCGCTGTATGTAATCTTGGCATCATAAGATAGTGTCATACCCAGAGCAAGAAGACCTAGCTTCTCCTCTAGCCTAGCTACTAGTTCAACGTCATGAATGTTGTATTCAAGATATTGCTGAAAGTTACGACGATAGAGATCGGTTAGTCCGTCATATCCTGTATAGTCTAGCTTACGTTCACCGAGTTCGACGAAGGCAATATGGTCTAGCTTATAGCTTTCCTGCTGAACATAAGTGAATTGCTTATAAACCTTTAGATAGTCTAGAACACAAACTCCCATTGGACGGAAGGTTTGTTGCTCTCGACCTTGAATTTCAATCTCACGCTCATCAAGAATCTTCCAAGGCGAAAGACGCTTTGCCTGATCTTCATTCAATACACGCTTAATACGATTTACAATGTAAGGAACGTCAAAGAACTCGATGTTCCAACCAGTGACCACATCAGGATCAGTAGCTTCCCACCACCCGATGAACTCCAACAGAAGCTCACGCTCATCGCTGCACTTCTTATATATTACATTGCTTGCCTTTGATACAAATTGTCCGCAACCAAAAGAATAGTGCTTATCCCTAAACTTACAAGTGATAGCTGTAATAGGTTGATTTGCAGTTTGGATATTAGGAAATCCAGTTTCTTCTCCTTCAGGCGCACACTCGATATCCAGACTAACAGTTCTGATCTCATTCAAATCAAACTCAACTTGACCAGGATATTCATCGTTAAGATACGTATAGAGGAAAGAATTTAGACCATAAATGCTTACCCCTTCTACGCCTTTGTAACGAGCAATAAATTCTTTAGCTTCCTTAATACTATCAAAATCAATACGATCAGCAGGGCGACCATCTAGAGTTTTATATGGAGCATCTTCTTTCTTGCTGGAAATAAACAAATATGGCTCATACTGAATCTTCTTTTGAACTCGCTGCCCATTGTTATATCCACGAATAAAGATATTGTTGCCTCGTTGCGAAGCCTCTGTATAAAATTTCATAGTACCTCACAATAAAAACTTGCCCCCACTATAACATGAGGGCAAGAAAAGTCAAGAGAAAAATTGCTCTAAAGTTGTGGTTGGTGTTTTTATTCGTTGGATTTTTTCTTCTAAGGCTATTCTATTTTTGGCTAGCTCAACATATTCTGGATTGAGTTCACACAAAATAGAATTGCGATCATTGTTATTGGAAACAATGGCTGTTGTTCCTGCTCCACCAAATGGATCAAGCACAGTACCACCAACAGGACATCCTGCTAGAATACACGGCTCAATTAAGTCCATAGGGAAGGTGGCAAAGTGAGCGCCTTTATATGGACGTAAAGGAACATTCCAAACGCTTCTTTTATTTCTTTTGCCATCTGCGCCCCAAACTCTTTCGCCTTCTGAAAATCTATCGCCATGAGGATAATCAGCTTGATAACCTTCGGCGGCTTTATTTCTACTGGCAGGAGAAGTTGTAGCAGGTTCCTTGATTGCCTCGTAATCAAAATAATATTTCTCACTCTTAGATAGCAAGAAGATATATTCATGCGACTTGGTACAACGATCCTTAACGCTTTCTGGCATAGGATTTGGTTTGTTCCAAATAATATCTTGACGAAGATACCAACCATCTGCCTGAAGAGCAAACGCTACTTTCCAAGGAATTCCAATTAAGTCTTTATGCTTGATCGGAGTGTTAACAAAAGTAGAAGCCATTCGGTTCTTAGCTTTACCTGTATCAACTAATGTACCAAGAGAATCCCCACGAGTTGTGTCTGGAGTTGCTTTTCCATCACGAAACGATGCGTAACTGTCACCAATGTTTAGCCAAACTGTACCATCATCTCTTAGAACATTATGAACTTCACGAAAGACAGATACCAATTCAGCAACATATTGATCTGGAGTTTGTTCAAGACCAAGTTGTCCTTCTACCCCATAATCTCGTAGTCCGAAATATGGAGGAGAAGTAACACAACAATGAACAGACTTATATGGCAATGTCCGAAGTGATTCTCGGCAATCGCCTTCTAAAATTGTAACAGTCATTATAAACCTTTATTGTCTTGGAACAAACACTGGATTTCTACCATCTCTTGGATGATCAAACAAATACCAGCAACAATTATCTTTACCTGTCGTTTTACTATCAGGTATCCACTTAACTCGACCAATACTAATGATCTTCCTTAGCCTTGGCATAAACTTAATGCTTTGTTTTGTGTGTATCCAATCGGCATCAAAAAGAAGCCAAGTTGGTGCTATAGTTGATAGGTGCTCAATCATAGGATGAAGAATTTTTCTATTCCAAGGAGGATTGGTAATAAAACAATCCGAATCACCAAGACCTATAGTCAAAGCATCTGCTTGTTTAATATCTTGTCGAAGAGGTTCTATGTCCCATGCATCTGTACACACATGACCACATAATGTCAAGTGATCAATTAATGCGCCATTACCAGCACAAGGCTCAACAAAGTTTGTATTTTTCGATAGATGAGATAACAATGGAATAACTGCTGCCATTGGCGTTGGATAGAAATCTCTTTCTACCCTTTGAAAATTGCTTCTTTTTCCCATGATGTAATACTCTGTTTTTCGTGTTTTATTCGCGTTTTTAGTTTTGTCGAGCTAAAATTATGTGAGCGATCCACATAAGCAACGTTAGTACATTTATCATATCCAGTTATTCTTTCAACTTCTTCTGCGTTATAATCATCGCCAACAAATCTAATATCTGGATTGATAAACATTAACAAAGCAACAAGATCATTTTCTGTGTCATATGGAACAATTTCATCGACAAACAAACAAGACTTTAGTCTGATATATCGCTCAAGTACTGTTTCTGTAGGAGAAGATTTCCAATCTCTTTCTTTTGATGGATCAGTATGTAAGCCAACAACAAGATAGTCACACTTTTCTTTAGCTTCCTTTAAAAGCATAAGATGTCCTGCGTGGCACAGATCAAACGTGCCAGCAGTAAATCCTACGATCATGGAAAAAGAATCTTCTTTAGTTCAGGGCGTTCGTAATTAGGACCCTTCTTGATCTTACCGTCTTCACGATAGATTGGCTTTCCGTCTTCGCCCAACTTAGTCATATTAGAACGATGCACTTCAGAGAAACATGCATCTAGATCAACACCAAAAGTGTGACCAGCACCATATACAACATACAAAATATCTGTAAGTGCATCAGCAACTTCTACAATATCTCGATCTTTGATGGCATCCTTTAGTTCTTGTAGCTCTTCATCGATTAGAGCCACTCGCATCTTCATAACATTCTTATCTGGAAATACAGGTTTAGTTACCACCTCTTGTCCAAACGATGTCATAAAATCTGCTACTTTTTCGCTATTTGTCATAACATTATCTTTCATAATTAAAGGGCAATTTATTTTCTTACAGTGTTGCCTATAGAGTATTTTGCGATCAAGTTCCATTCATCTTTTTCCTTGAACGGGAGAATTTTAATTTGAGATATTGGAGCAACCTGATCTTCTTCTGTGAACTGATCAACAATGTTGACTAGCCCCCACTGAGACAATAATTGAGCAATTGTATTTCTACGTGCCATATCATTCTCAGAAAAATCTGCTGGCTTGCCATCTAGTATAAACAGTTCTTTGAAGTGAAGAATAACATATCTACCTTGCTTGTGCAATATATGGCAAGACTGATAAAGTGTTTTATTCTTCTTTGAAGCTACACCAATACGAGTTAATGTTTCCTTAACTTTTAAAAAGGAATCATTATCATTGAGGGTGATCTCAACTCCACATCCAGTAAAAATATCATTCATTTTTTACGCCACCCTTTTTGAGCTTTTCTTTTAACAATGCAATCTGAGAATCAGATAATAGAGACAGGACTTCTATAGCCCTTCTGTCACTATATTTATAAATCTCTTTGATTACACTGATATTTTCAGAGGACAAACGCTTTGCCCACTTCGAGAAACGCTTCTTGGGCTTGATAGAATTACGAAGATAATCGAACTGTAACTTGTTTGAAATATCAGATGCGCTGTTCATTTCATTTGCATACAAGATAGTATCAACAAAATATGACAATCCACGATTGACCATAAAAGGAGTATACTCCTTCTCGACCTCTTCTGGATTATCTGAACTTCCAATAATATCCTTATTGGCATTGATCGCATTGATATAATCAAAGGGTGTCATTATTGGAACTCCGCATCATGCATGATTTCAAGAAGAGCAGCCGCTGTATTGATTTCCTGATCAGCAACAAATGCCGCCTTATATTGATAGTTTGCAATATGAAGGACAAGATGAGGAATTGAACGAGGTGTCAACAAAGAAGACGATGCATCATACAACTTGCGGAATAGAGTAGAACTGTCGATATCAGAGTTTTCTGCTACCCATTTACGAACAGTAACGAAGTCCTTAGCCTTCATGCTTTTGATTAAAGAACCAAAGATTTCATCAGACATGTTTATAAGAATGCCAGTATCAATCTTACCAGTCACCGAATATCGCTGAAGTTCATTGATAACTCGACGCCAGTCAGGATAATACTTCATAATAAATTCTGCTACAGCAGACTTATCATATTCTACATTTTCTGTATCTAGGATAGTACCAACTCGTGTAAGGAAACGAGGAGCAAGCTTTGTAATTTCCTTCTTGCCTAGCTTGAATTCAACCACCGAACAACGAGAGTGTAGAGGTTCAATGATACGGGTCTTGAAGTTACAGGTCATGATAAAACCGCAATTCTTAGAATACTCTTCCATAAAGTTACGAAGAGCAGCTTGAACTGTAGGTGTAAGGTGATCTGCCTCGTCTAGAATAACATACTTGCGTCCACCAACAAAAGATACAGTGGAGGCAAAGTTCTTAATATCAGTACGCAAGGTATCGATGTTTCCATTCATAGAAGCATTGATAACAATATAATCGCATCCGATTTGCTCAAGCATTGCCCTAGCAACGGTGGTCTTACCTACGCCAGCACTACCAGTTAGAAGTAGATTTGGAACATTGCCCTGTTCTACAAACTGTTGGAACGTAGCCTTTAGATTGTCAGGCAAAACAGTATCTGCGATAGTTCGAGGACGATACTTTTCACACCAGAGAAATTCTTCGCTCATAATATAATCCTTAAAAACATAATCTCCTCAGTGGAGATTACTGGGTAACATACTTCTTATACAAAGAAACAGTTATGGATATAACTTCATTGTTCCTTTGTAAACTCTAACACCAGTACCATCATATTCCCACTCTCTTAGAGCAGGATCAGCGTGGAATTCTTCAGTACCATAATCAATAAAATTAATAAATTCTAGTTTCTTTTCATCTTCCCAACCAGAAAGATAGACATTATCTTCGTCGAATATTTCTAAGTATTCTTCGTCAGTAACTTCACGAACAGAACTGATAACTTCATCAATATGATGCTGAGAAAACTCCTTGAAGTTATCGTCAACTCCAAGCTTACAAGTCAATTCGTCCATAGCATGTTCCTTAGACTTTGCTTCGACAACATATCGAATGCGGAACATGCTAATTGTTTCAACAATATACTTTTCCATATTATCCACCAACACTATAATAAGCAATGATACGACGAGCAGACTTAATGTGCTTACGGATCATCTTCTTGTCCAACTCTGGATCACGTTCAAAGATCAAAGGACATTCTTTTGCAAGATCATCTTCCCAGTCGGCAATATTTTGAGTAAGCATATTGATAATAATTTCATCCATAGTTTCATATGGAAGGTCGATAGTATATTTCATTTCACTCTCCATTTAGTTATTGAGATCATAATATAGCATACGTTATTTCAAATGTCAACCCTATTCGTCAAGGTTTGTATGCTTGACATTAACATGAGTGTCACCACGAAGATGAGCTGCCATTACAGCATGATGTCCATCAGCCACATAATGCTCACCGTTATGAGTAACAACATGAATATTCTGAGGACTAGTATCGGCTATTTTATCTTTTAGTTTTTCTGGGTCATTTGTTCTATTAAAAGGTTGTGTAGCGCGAAGGCTTTTAATAGACATCTTTACCAAAGGTTTTGAACCTCTTTCACGAGCATATCCTATCTCGCCTTTTGGGTGTGAGGACACTCTCTTATAATAACTGTCCTCCATAGACCTGACCTTCTTACGATCATATGTACTAAGAGGAATATGCCCACCTTTTTTAACATCGCCTTGTTTAGCATTCATCCAAGGTCCGTAATTTGTTCTCTTACTGCCGTATCTACGAGCAACACGGTTAGCCAATTTAGCAGGATCAACTTTACGTTCTTCTAAAAATTCTATAAAACTTAACATTAAAAATCCCTCATAAAAACAGTTAAGTTATTTATGAGGGATTAAAAGTTGACGGCGGCACAGGATTCGAACCCGACCAGACTTGGTTTATGCTTCTCAGGGATCGCTCCCATCCGCCTTCACCTATTAAGGAAGTTGGACCTTCCTCGCCCTGCCCATGCAGCGTTCCGCCGATAATTAGTGGAGGAGGGAGTGGGATTCGAACCCACGGTGGACTCTCACCCACGCTAGTTTTCAAGACTAGTTCCTTAAACCGCTCGGACATTCCTCCTTGTGCTTTTTATTTATATTAAGTTACGCATAACTCTCTGACCACGATTACTACGACCTGCTCTCTTTTCTGGTCCGCATTGAATATATCCCTTTCTTTCTAATGCTGCAAAACGTGCAGTGATACTAGAGTATGGGAAATCAGAAAACTTATCAAGAAGATCGTCGGCAACACAACCAATTTCGCCATATTCTTTGATTGCTTTATGTACCATCTCTTCAAGAAATGTTGAATTTACTTTATTCGCAGAATCTTTGCTTGTTTGTGGATCAGTTTTACGCACAAGTTTATTTACTTCTGTACCATATACCATATTAATCTCCATAATAAAGTTACAATCTTGTGGACTAATGATTATTAATTTTTTTAGATATTTAGCATTTCAGGATTAACTACAACTTCACCAACTTTACCAAACTCATTATGATAAGTCACGCAAGAAGTTTGTTGTTCGCTCATCCAGCCACCACGAGCAGCATAAGAATCAGCAGCAGCTAATGTTGGATGCTGAATTACCTTCACACCAGGAAACTCCTTGACATCTTCATGATGATAATGTCCAGTATGAATATAACGCTTTGTAGTTTCGCCCCAAATCTTGTGGAACTTAGCTGCAAATAGAAGTGGCAATCCTTCCTTCTTCTTCTTATGTCCGTGATGGAAACCAAGCATTACCTTGCCATGCTGATAAACATAATATGGAATTTCAGAATTATTAACTGTTAGTCTAGGTTCGTTCTCATAAAGAGCGGTGAACAAATGACGAAGCCAAACTGAAGAAGCTAGATCGTGATTACCTTCAGCCATGATGAGATGAACCTTCTGGTGCTTCATAAGAGCAATATCAATAACACGACGAAGAGCACGGATAGTAGAATTTACCATCTGAGAATAATTACCATCAGCTTCAACCATATGATGACTTGTTGGTGTAACTTGAGCTAGACCATCATAGTGAAGGAAGTCACCAAGTTGATTAATAATACAAGTATCTGCTTCAGGAGACATTGTAATCATTTGTTCAAATGCACCAATCAGTGTTCTTTCTGCGATATCTCTATCCCAGTCTGCTCCACCTTCTTTGTGCCAAGCTAACATACCCATATGATAATCGGTAAATGTATACATGTTACAAAGATGAGAAGCAGAAGTCTTCGGTGCTTTGATAGGAGGTAAGCGTTCGATTGGATTTGTTGCATCTTCAATAGCATCAAGAATCATTTGCATACGATATGATTCGTCTGCCTTAGTCTTTACCCACTGAGAAGTAATGTTACCTTCCGAATCATAATTAGTAGACGTACCCTTAATCAAATAAGGAGCAGGGGCAATCTTTGTCATATCATGTTCAGGAGAATAGCCGCGCATAGCAGCCTTAGTTTTTAGTCGCCTCATTGCATTACGAACAGCATCAGGATTGATTCCTAACTTTCTTGCTGCTGAACTGTAACCACCAAATTCATTAATGAGTTCAATATATTTTAACTGAAGCTCAGTAGCAAATTGGTGTAAGGCGGGATCAACGATAGGTTCCATAATTTATACCTTTATACATTCATGGTTGTTCTATATATAGCATACTATAATTTCAATGTCAAGCTAAATAATCATTTAAGCTAAATAATCATTTAAGGGAAACAAAATGGCAGAACTAGATTATGGCGAACCAGAAGACGCGAAAGCCGCAGAACTAAAAGAACTGGCTCAATGCTTGGCTTTTGCTTACTTTGCCGCTTTTCCTAATATTGGACCAAAACACGATATTAATTTCTTTACTATGTTTTCTAACGAAGCTACAGCAGCAACGACGAAACCAGGTGAGGTTATTAATAGAATAAAAGCAACCGATTGCTTATCTAAAAGGTTTCCTATGAATGGACAAGTTATTAGAAAAGGGTTCACAGTAGGAGAAACTGAAAAAACTAAAAAAGAAACATATAGCTCTCTTGCTAAGAAAGTATATAACGTTGCTAAAACTTTTATTAGTTCAAATAGATTAAATGGCGCAACATCATCATATAAGTTTTTAAATCAGAAAGACCCATTTTTCATTCTATTGAAAAACAAATCTCTAGATAATATAAGAAGCGCAATGAATATCTCATATAAAAGCGATGTTTTATCTGCTATTGATGTTATATTTGTTAAAAAATCATCAATGACCAAAATCGAAACCAACTTTATAAAATATTTCACAGACCCAATAACAATTATAAAAAATGCAGCATCTGGCGGTAACAATTATAAAAATGTTATCGGAAGGTACATGGATAGCGGGGAAATTTTTCCTATATCTTTAAAGTTACCAACAGGAGTAAAATCAAATATAAGCATAAAAAAAGTTATGTTTGCAAGCGGAAAAGATGCATCTGATGATATTGATCCCTACACAAAATTTCTTGCTATCATATTACATGACCCATCTAAAACAAGAGAATATATTAATAAAGTTGTACATATAAATTTTGATAAATTTTCTAATGGTGATGTTCTTAACTGGGTATTTCCAGTATCATTAAATTATAAGAATTTAATTGATCCAGAAACACAAAAACCTATGTCAACATATAATTTAAATTTTAACCTGTTTGCTCAAGGACACAGTGCTGGGTGGAATGGTCAGTTTGATGCATCTTCAAAACAATACCAAGACACACAATGGGTCGGAGGAATTGGTATTACTACATTTGAAACTTTTGCAATGAAATATCCACAGTACAAGGCAGTAATTTCAAAAGTAGTAAACTATAGGCTTGCAGTTTTTGATAAGATGTGTGCTAAATTTAAGAAAGAAAATCCTGAAGAATTTAAAAAAGTAGCTACAGAATATACCGCAGCTAGACGAGATTTAGCAACACAAGAAATATTATATTTAAAAAAGAAAAATGAAACGACAAAAAAATTCTTTGACAAGTATGCTAAATTAACCGAAACAGAATTTAAAGGAACAATTTCTCTATACAGTGAGTATATGCTTTCTGTCATAAATGAAATAAGAAATAAAGTAAAACCTTATTCTGGTCCAAATAATACAAACGAATCTAATATCGCAGACCATTATGCCCATGCTCAATTGTCATTTTTTATGTATATGGGTGGTCGGGGAGCAGATTTGTTTTTTAAACAAAGAATGTTCATGACTATATTTGGTGCTATCACTAAGAAAGCACATAAGCTATATGCAGTGGATGATTATATGGGAATGAAGAATATTATTCAGGAAACAATTCAATTAAAAAGAACTAAGTTTGTGGCTGAATTTTCAACACCGCCTCATTATATCATCTCATAAAAATGGTGCTCCCAGCAGGAATCGAACCCACGACATCCAGTTTACAAAACTGGCGCTCTACCGACTGAGCTATAGGAGCATTGGAGCGGGATACGAGATTCAAACTCGTCTCTTTAGCTTGGAAGGCTAAGGCACAGTCCCTATACCAATCCCGCAACAATTATCATTTAATTATATTTAGAATGTGCTACTTGCTTCTACTGTGATCCAGTATGTCAATTCTGCACTGCTGTTCTTATCGATTGAAGAGAAACGAGCAATCTTCTTAGATGAGATCAAAACATTATAATCAGTGTCGATCAACTTTGAAAGAAATTCTGGCTTAAAGATAGCACAGAACTCAGAATCAACTTCCCCAAGAGCATGACTTAGTGTATGCGATGTTGGGTTCTTACTATCAATTGCACGAAGATATAGCTTACCTTCTTCACCAACAAAAGCAATCTCAGGAACAGCAAGAATGTTGGTTGCCTTTAGAATACCCGACAATGCCTGATATGGAAGATTAAACTCAATCTCTGCATTTTGCATATTCAGTTCCTTAGTAGGAGGCTGAACAATTAGAGATTCGTCGGCAAAGAAATATCGGCTAGACTTAGTGTCATCGTGGATCATGACACTCTTTTCTTCTAGTTCCAATTGAGGACTAGTAAAGATAGAAAGCACAGAAAGAAACTGCGATAGATCATAGATGCACATATCCTTTTCAAAGGTATCTGGAATAGTTGCCTTTGCTAGGATTGTCTTTTGAGCAGACATTGTAGAAAGCGTATTGCCTCTACGAATAATAACCGATTGGTTAATACTACTAAAGTTCTTTAGTAGTTGGCTAGTACGTTCAGATAGTTGCATTATAAAATTCCTACATGACAAAAATTAAAAATGTTTAGAAGCCCGACCACCTCATCTAAACGTGACTGACATCTCCAGTCTCCTCATAATGTGACTATATCACATCGATTTCATTTGTCAAGTCTTATTTACTTCTTTTTTCCTAACTTTGATGGATCGACTGTAGCAGAAGCACCAATCGCAGCAATATCAGCAAGAGAGCCACCAAAGATATAAGAGCCAACATGCTGTAGCTTGATCCAAGGACACAACCAAACCTTAAGACCAATATGTCGGGTCAACTGACAGAACCAATAGTCTTCCGATAGATAACGCTTTGTTCCATTAATAGGATCAATGTCAGCTTGGAAGAACATCATGATTTCGCGTGAGCCGTCAAAAGCTGCTGTACGAACATGATCTGGGCGATACATATACTGAGGATATGCTTCTTGATACTTTTCTAGTGTTTCACGCCTGATCATCATAAAGCCAGTACCAGATTCCATAATTTCTACAGGCTCTGAAAGAAGGATTTGTGTTTGATTGCCAACTGGATTAAAGACGTAATCGCCAACATAATTTTCTAGAATATTTGGGTCTTCATCTGCAACACCAACATCGATGGCTTGCTTAATCTTTTCCCAAGAAATACACTTCTTTGGATAAGGACCGCACATTACATCATATTCACTTTCTGGACTCATTAGAGCCAACATAGTAAATACATCTTGTGCATTGAAACCAATATCACTATCGATGAATAGCATGTGAGTGCAGTCAGAACGCAAGAACTCATCTACGCAATAGTTACGAGCACGAGTGATTAGTGATTCGTTAAAGAGGTAGTAAAACCTCAAGTCAATTCCGTAATGAACAGCAGCAGCGGAAAGATCGTTTGTGCTACGGCAGAACATACCAGCACATTGACCGCCGTACATTGGTGCTGCAACAAAAAGCTTACGCTTACGTAGTTCGTCTAGTTCAATCTTAACTTCCATTTCAGTTCCTTTTATAATTTATCATAATGATTGAGGTTAGTTTAGTCTTTCGTTGTAGTAAATCTAGCGTTAGCTTTTCTTTTACTTGGGCGTAGTTCTGTTTGGAATGGGGCATCTGGTCTATTATAAGCTACTCTGCCTAATTTTTGAGTTTTTCTAAAACCAGGATCACCTGTTTTGTTAGTTCCTTCTACTCTTGCTCCACTAGCATCGTGATGCAATACCGAATCTTGTCCATATGTTTTACCATGACGGTTCATATCATATCTTAGTTTACCAGCAGATTTTGTACCAGTATTTTTTGCTTGTACTAGTAAGGAGTTTTCTTTTCCACCTTCCCAGTGTCCTATTGCGCGTCTATGTCCGTAACCTTGAGCAGTTAACTTCTTTTTTAATTCTGCGGTTCTTCTTTCGTTTTCTGCTTTTGGCAATCCTTCGCGTTCAGCAGATATAACAGAAAAGGCACGACCTTCTCCCTTAGTAGCATTTAATCGGGCTAAAGGATTACCTTCAACAATAAATTCTTTAAAGGTTAACATTATCTGCATCTCCATCTGCGTAGTGACATTGCCTTGCGGGTTGGTCTACCCTTCTCGTCCTTCATAGGACCTTTCATACCAGACATTCTGGCACAAAATGATTTGCGTCTTTTAGCTGCTTTAGACCCTGCTTTAACTTTACCAGTAACGGCAGTTTGAACACCAAAGTGTTTAGCTCCCTTAGCAGTCAATCCAGCACCTTGTTCAGTGGGACGCTTATATCCTTTTGAATCTGCTCCACGTTCAGTTAGAACTTCTTCAGTAAAATAGTGTTTAAGAGGTTTTCCGCCTAGTTGTGGTCTACGCTTATGCATATCATATGTACCATCTTTTGATTTAAAAGAAGATAGTGGATGAAATGATTGATCTGGATGCTCGTAATCATGAGAAGCTATATGGATATTATCGTGGCTTACATGAACAGCAGGAATATGAGATGCTCCAGCTTCTTTATGAGCAAATGCTCTATGATTTCCATCAACTACAATATTCTTTGAAGGATTAGCAGGATGTGGAGTTGACATTACTGGAGGAAGAGTTTTTCCAGATTTTATATTATTAACCATTCCTTCGATATAATCCTTTTTTTCAGGACTATTAAAGAACGATCTATTTTTATGTTGTTCATTTCCTACGGCTGAAGAGGTTGATATCTGTGTGGGTTTGCTAGTTGGGACACGACTGCCTACATCAGAACCTTGACCGTGAGGATAAATGCTAACTGCACGATTAGAAAAGTTTGTTTCTTCAAGATTTAGAACTTCTTCGACGACTGGTTTCTTTGGAACCATAGGATGCTTGCGATCCAAGTCATTATGAGTTCGTGGCATTTCTTGTTGATTAGGAGAGTTTGTTATTTTAGGTGGTTGCACAACTTTATTTAGAGGCTTCTTATTCTTTGGACGCGAATTTGGATTTGCTTGATCTGTGTTGTATAATTTCTTAGAAGTTGCACTACCTACAGATGGGTTTACATCACTATAGGCAGTTGGCTTCTGAGAATTACCAAAAATATAATCTTCAGCCTCCGAAACAGGAACACAATTTGGAACAGTTCTACCGTTTTTCTTTTTTGTTCCTACAGCAGTATAACCTTTCCAACAAGCAGTCTTTAGATCGCCAGTTGGTTCCTTAACCTTATCTTCATAAAAATCGAGAAATGTTTTCATTGATAACCCCTAAATGACATTCTTTCTATTTAGAAGTTTTATGTTGTAGATCATGCACATGTAACATCATGATCGAATAGTGAATAACCTTCATTAGGTCCTTGCGCCATTCTGTAGGAGTATCCTTCTTACCGTAACGCTGAGTGTACTTTAGCATATTGCCTAAACAAAATCCTTCTCCATGACCAGAGTCAATAATAAATTCTGTAGCTTGAAATTTATTTTGGGAATAATGCTCACCGTATGTCTTATTGACATAATCAGTTATTTCTTGAAGAGCTTTTCCTTCGTTGTATTTATACTCAATTACCGAAGCTTGGGAAATATATTGAGTTTCTTCTGTATCTGTAGTTTTATTTTCTTGAATTGTTATGTTTGATATATTAATCATAATTTATCTGACCCCTTTCATTATTTTATCAAGTTGCTTTACAGCACGTTCTCTATAAAATTTATTTGTATCATCAATCATAGTCTTACCTTGAAGATGAGAATATTCATGTAGAAAACATCTGGCAGTCATTCCTTCAAATCTATGTGTCTTTGCTTGTCCGTTTGGAAAATTAAATCTAGCCTTAACCCATAGAGGTCTCTTAACTTTAACAATCAATTTAGGAAAAGAAATACATCCTTCTTCCAGTATGATAGTTTCTTCCGAAAGTTCAACTATCTTAGGATTTACAACCACTAATGTTGGATCAGTTTCCATTGTAAAAATTTGAAGACCGACCCCTACTTGGTTAGCAGACAAACCAAGACCATTTCTAGCCCTCATCGTTTCTACTAGATTTTCAGAGAATTCTACAATATTAATCTGAGGAGAAAGGAAGTTATACTTCTCGCACGGAGTATGTAGAATAGGATCAGTGTGTGGCACTGTTGTTAAAATCATTGCGAAATCCTTGTAAAGTTTTTTTCTTTAGAAAATTCAATAACCCGTTGGAACTTGTCTTGGATGCCTTCTGCTCTATGACTAATCATAAAGATATTGGTATCACCAGCTAGTTCTTGAAGAATACGAATAAACTCTTCGTTGCCCGATGAATCCAAAGAACTGTCTCCAATCTCATCAAGTATCAAAATGTTTGTATTGTTACTGTTTCGTATCTTAGAAATTGCTCTCCAAGTAAACAATAGTGCAATATCAATTCTAGTCTTTTCTCCTTCAGAGAATGATTCATAGCTGAACTCATCCCTAAATCTTGACTTAATGGTTTCATTGAAGTTTTCGTCTAGATTGAAGTCAACCACAAATTCCATCTGTGAGAGATACTTATTGATTAGTTTATTGATGATTGGAATGTACTGCTTAATGATTTTACTTTTAATGCCGCCATCCTTTAGAATGACAGAAGCAATATCAAGAGTAGCTTTTTCTTTCAGAAGCTGTTCTTTTTCTGTCTCATATTTAGCAAGAGAAGTTTGGTTGTTTTCTAGTTCCTTCAAATCATTCCCATCAATTGATCTGACATTCTGTAACGAACTAATTTCCTTTTGCAGCTTTTTTATATAGAAGAATACGGCAGAAGTATTTTCGTTTATTGCAGAAATAGCAGTTTGATGTTTAGAAATAAGCTTGTTTATCAAATGAATTTCAGAAATACGAGAATTGATCGTGACCATCTCTTTAGATATTTTCAAAAGAACCTTTTCAAATTCATCTATTGTCTTACTATTCTCTGATTGAACCTGAGAATGAAAGTCGTGGTCTATACCTTGTTTACACTGAGGACAGTTTTGATTTTCATCATAGAACTTAAAGTCTTTTTTTACTTTTGATAATTTTAACTTTATGTCACTCTCAAGTGTTTGATACTTATCCCGCTTCTTTGAAACTTTTTCACTATCAGATATAGTTTCAAGTAAGGCATCAATTTTATTCTGCACATCAGAAATAGATTCATTATATTGTTCAATCAAAGATTCTTGATCTTCAATAATCTTCTGCTTATCTAGTATGACTTGTTGGTCATTTTGCTTGAGTTTGCGAAGATACTCTTTTTGAAGTTCTATCTTTTCTTTGGTGATTTCTATATTGTATTTGTTTTCCGATATTCTAGACTTAGCCGAACTTACCTTTTCCTTGAGCAAAACATTCATGGTAGAAAATACTTGAATATCAAGAAGGTCTTCGATAATGTCTCGTCTAGCAACAGCAGATAGTTGCATAAAAGGAACGTAAGTAGCTGAACCAAGAACAACAATCTGAGAGAAAGATTTGTGGTTCATTTTTAGAACTGACTTTTCAAGAATTTCTTGATAGTCTCGTATTGCTGCGTCTTGGTTCAGTAGCTTTTCGTTTTCATATATTTCAAAGACAGTTGGTTTCATCCCACGACGAACAAGATATTCTTTGTTATTCGCTGAAAACTCAATCTCTACTAATAGTTCTTTTTTGTTGATAGAGTTTACAAGCTGGGGCTTGTTTGTTTTTCGAAATGGTTTGCCATAAAGAGCAAATGATACTGCTTCGATAAATGTGCTTTTTCCTGAACCATTTGAACCATGACACAAAGTAGATTGCGCTGTATCCATTTGAATTTCAAGAAATGCATTGCCAGTAGAGAGTAAGTTCTTATACCTTACTTTTTTAAAGATAATCAAAACTTACTCCTAACTATTCAAGGCATCTGCATACAAATTACGAACAACATCCATTAGCATAACTTTATCAATATCAGCATCAAGAGCATCAACGTATTTTCCAAGAATGGAAACGGTATCTTCGGACTCATCGACAATTCCATCATCTTCAACATCTAACCTCAAAGTTTCATCAACTATTTGTATATGAGTAGGGCTTACTTTTTCAATCTTATCTATGAAAAGATCAAACCAATAAGGATTAGTTTTTTCAGAAACAATAACCTTAACATACGCACCCTCTAGATCAGAAAAATCAAAACCATTTATATGATCTTGGTTGGTCCACTTAGAGTCGTTGTAACTAACCTTATGGAACATCTTATATGGGTTTTGTACAAATGTCAAGTCTAAAGTTTCAGTATCTAGAATATGAAATCCTTTATCGTCATTATAGTCACTCCATGTCATTTCATAAGGCGTACCAACATATGTAATACCTTCCTTTTGAGAACGAGTGTGATAGTGACCCGATAGCGTTAGATCAAATTTATGGAAGGCAGAGCGATCAAATCCCGTTTCGCAGATGTGACCCTTATGCATTTCAAACCCTTGAATTTCAAAATGACCCATGCAGATTTTTGCTTTAGTCTTATCTAGAAAGTTTAGAGTTTCGTCTTCGTTATCATCACAAATCCAAGGAACCAATGCAATACTTTTGCCGCCATAAGATATTTCTTTTGAACGATCAACGATATTGATATTTGAATATTCTCCAAGCAGAAGATTAAGAGAATTTACCTCTAGCGTATTCTTATGAAAAATATCATGATTTCCTGGAAATACATCTAATCTGTAATTTTCATTTTCAATAACATCAAAGAAGTAATCTCTGCTTTGGTATAAACTATTAAAGTTGATATACTTTCGACGATCAAACAAATCTCCTAGCTGAATGATTTGTTTGATACCATGCTCTTTTAAGTATGGAAAAAATATATTGGTATAAAATCTCCTATAGAAAGAATGAAACTGCATGTTGTCATTACGAACACCAAAAGTGAGTATCACCGAGAATACAAATTTTCATAAGCGATAACCTCCTTTCTTTTCATTAGGCGCTGGTCCATTTTTACCAATGCGTTCATTAGGGTTAATTCCTTTTATATAATACTTTTTATAGAGATGTTTTGATATACCAGTTCCCATATTTTTTTCCATTTTTTTGATTTTACTGATCCTTTATACCCGCATTCAACTTTATGTACAGATGAGGAGCCAACATAATTGTTTGGCATTTTGTCACCAATATATTTTGTATGGTATACACAATATTCTAAAATAGCTATTTTCATCTTACGTTCAATAGGTTCTTTTCATGTTCTTTGATTGCCTTATCAATTTCTTCCTTGACATTGATAAGCTGGCGATAATGATTATATCTGATATTATTATTTTTTTCATTCATCAAGTTGTGTATCCATTGCTGGATGATCGGTGGTAATGTCTCGTACATCTTCAATTTCCTCCTCAGAAACAAATAGTTCTAATCCTTTTTTAATATTGTTTTTCTTTTTTTCCAAAGACGCCTCAAAAGAAATAATAACATTATTGATAGCATCTGTGTTGTCCGTTTGCTGAGTGTAGAACTCATAATCATCGCCTTGCATGTCGTGAATGATATGACGCTCCATGCTCTTGTACTTTATATATTGCTGCTTCTTTTCCTTTTGAATTCGGTGAATGTAAGCGTTATATAAAATCTGAGTGAAGTAAGCAAACGGATTGGAAGATTTCTCTGGATTGAAACTACGAATGTACTTTACACAACTTTCGATACCATCACCGATCATCTCTTCTCGATATGAGTAATTGATGAAGTTACCTTTGTGGGATAGTCCCTGTGCAATCTTAAAGATGCATTCTCCGATGTAGTCTGGAATTTTTGGAAGCTGAACTCCCTCTGCTTCAGCAGCTTTACATGCATTCAAATACACAATCATAGCCTGAAGAAATCGCTTATTCTCCACATAGTATATTGGTTTTCTTTTCTCAGTCATAATCAATTACTCCATCTATGATCACACAGATCATATCACTATCTTTGGTGTTTGTCAAGCACTATTTTCAAACATTAATAATTTGTAATGTTGTACGATTTCGCTTGACATATGATTTTAAGGGTGTTATAATAGGATGTTGTCGTTGAGAATCACTAATTAAATAACTATTAATTCAATCGTGACTTATCAATCTTATCATAGCTGTCATCCATTATATCTAGTTCGTCTAGATCAAGTTCATCTGCATGAAACTGATCCTTGTCCTTGTACTTCAACTTATACTTATTGATTGTTTCTAGATACATCTTAATAAGTTGATCAGTAGGTAATGATTCGCAGATAACATGTTTCTTATTGAACAAGACAGTTTGATCCTCAAACAGAACAAACCAAGGAACCATATAGTAGTAAACTTTATCATCTCGTTCATCTGCTAAGATTTCATATACATTCTTAATGTTTACTTCAGAATCAGAATATGTAGATGTTATCTTTTCACCGATAAGAGTTGATTCATTAATTTTAATTACAAGATATTCAGAATTTGTCATTGGTCTATATTTATCCTATAAATTTTATAATCAAAGTTTTCAGCAGCATATATCTTAAGACGTTCTTGTAAATGATTTAGCGTATGGTTCTTGTGAGTTTTCCAAGACATATCATCGGCTATATCATAAAGAGTAGCAGTAGCTTTACCTTCGAATAATCTTAGACCACGACCAATAGATTGTAATGTTCTAATTTTAGATTTACTAGGAGAAGCGAATATAATATTATTTAGGTTCTTAATATTAGTACCTGTTGAAAATGTACCATAACTAGCTACAATGATAGCATCAGTTTGGGTCTCAGTGATTCGTCTAACTTCTTCTCTAACATCAGCATCAATATCACCAGATATGAAAAATACTTTTCTATTTGGAGCAGCCTTAGCAATATCTTCGTATAGTGGCTTACCGTGTTTTTCAACAAACTGATATAATACAAGAGTGTTACTTGTAAGAGACAGTGCTAGATTTCTGATGAATATATTTCTTTTTGCGTTTGTAACTAGAAAATGAATTTCATCTTTGTATAGCATATTCTTATTTAGCTTGCATATTTCATCTGGATATCTGAGTATAAGAGACTTAATGTTTAGCTTAGACACTAAGTTCTTTTCCATCAACTCTGATGTTTTTATAACCCTCTTGACAGGTCCAAGAAGTCCCTCTAGAACAAGTTCGTTAACTTCAATTCCATCCAAAGTTCCAGTAAGACCAAACCTGTATTTGCACTTTGTCATTTTAGATAAAATATCAACAAACGATTTAGATTTAGCATGGTGAGTTTCATCGACCACAACCATCTCATATTGATCGAACCATTCTTTTGGCATCTTATAGATTGACTGCCATGTTGATACGGTTACAAGTTCATCAGTTTGTTTTTCTTTTCCAGACATAATTTGGTGAATAGGTTCGTCATAGCCATATTCCAAAAAGTCTGTTGACATTTGTTTTACTAGAGCAGTAGTAGGAACAATGATAAGTGTCTTCCTATCAAAATACCTAGTTAGCATATAAATGATGAATGATTTGCCAGAAGCAGTAGGAGAAATCAGTACAGCTTTTTGATTACGAACACAATGAATGAATGCTTTAATCTGATGTTCGTGTGGTGTCATAGTTGGGTTTAGCTTTTTGATATAATCGCTAGCTTCTTTTACTGAAAATTCTTTGTTACCAAAGTCTCCAGAGTATTCTATTGTATATTCGTTGTTCTTTGCCCATTCTTCGATCTTAGGCACAAGACCAGTATAAATTGTTCTGTTACCGAGATTGAATAATCTAATCTTACCATCCCATACCTTAGCTTTTACTTTTGGGTGAAACTTAGCGTTTGGTATCATAAATGTAAAATGTTCAGACATTTGATAAGCAATACCGCCATCGCAGATTACTTTAACATATACCTCTGATATTTTATGGATGATAATATCTGCCACGTTATTCCCCGTTCAAGAACTTCTGATAATCAATATAGGACTTGATCTGAAATCCTCTGTTTGATATTGTCTTGATTATTGAATCTAAAAGTTGTAGCTTTTCTTTTTGCATACCAATTTTTAAGCACTTGGATATGATTAAATCATCTGCTTCGATATGCATCGATACATCAGCTTTTAAGATTAGCTTTTGATTTGGCTCAAGACCAAGTTCAATTCGTGTTTCATCGTCTAACGTTCCAGAATAGTATTCATGAATATTTTTGTATAATTTTTTATATTCACTTTCTAGGCGCATCAAAAGAAGGCGTTCTTCTGTGAACACCTGAATATATTTGTTGTGTATTTTTGAGATATTTAGTGCTTCTTGTCCTACTTCTAGGCTATTTATTTTACTGTCATCATTCCAAAGAGAAAATATTTCTTCAATTTTCATCACAAATCCTTATGTTATATTCTAGAGTACACGTAATCAAAGAAGTTAAACGTGACATCAGCGGTTACATAGTTCACATCATCAACTGTAGAATCCATTCTAAAATTACCTAGATTGATAGGATACATATCAGCGAATGTTATATTTATATTAGGATTTTTAGAGTTAGTTAGGAATGTCAATTGTCCTTCTGAATAAAGACCTTTTCCAGTTCCAGCTTCTTGATATTTTAAATTTGCATATTGATCAAAACTACGAGGCTTACCTACGCCTGTCATCCAGTCAAAAATTTCAAGATACGAATACATATCTTCATCTAGTTTAAATGTAATATTAAGATTACCAAACTTAGTATGATCGCCTTCAACTGATAGTCTATTGAAGGGAGTATTTAAATCTGTGTATCCTAAGTTTAGTTCTGGAAACTGTACGGATTGAACAAAGTAGGTAAAAGTTGGCATACGTGCGATCTCAAACTTAAACGCTGTTGGGGACAGAAAGTTTTTGTTTGTAGGATTATTACTCAACGCAGCCATTGTTTTCTCCTAAAAAATGGGGGCTGAGTTTTGTCTAGCTTTCTCAGCCCCCATAAAGTTGGTATATATTTTTTTATTATTATTGGTCTAGTAATACTTTCTAGACCTTCTATTTAGAAGACAAAAAAATCAAGCATACCAAATATAAACAAAACCAGATGTTGCTGTGTTTTTAGACATAAAAAAATACTCCTGCATTTCTACAGGAGTATTTAGTAGTCTTAGATTAGAAAAAGTTCAAATTAAAGAATATTATTAATAAGTACCCGACGATAATACTGGTTTGTATTTTGAACTAGTGTACCGTCTGACATTGTAGCGCCCTTATTGAAGGGGTTAGCAACGATACCATAACGTGTCTTGAAGCCGATCTTAGGCTGGAAGGTGTCTTGACCAACAGCGCGGACCATTTGTAGAGGAACGTAAGGACAGTAGAATAGACCTGCGTCAAAGGATGAAGAACCCTTGTAGCCAACAACCATATAATGACCTGAAGAATAAGGATCGATATAAACGCGAATACGACCATTTAGAATACCAGCGAAGGTATTGCCAGTGTCATCAACTTGTAGGTTGTTTGAGTTTAGAGCAGGAGCGTAATCAAGAACGCCAGCCATTTGAAGAGCAGAAGCAACATCTGACGAACAGATGATGATGTTACCCTTACCACGTCTTGTTTGCTTGGCGATTTGGTTGGCTTCACGCTCAACTTGGAACATAAGACCCTTGAACTTCTCAACTGACCAACGACCGTTTGAGTCGATGTCAAGATCGAAAGTACCAGCAGTTGTTGTATCAGCAGCACCAGTAACGGCAGTTACTTGAATGGTACGGATGACTTCACGGTTGATTTCAGCAAGAATTTCGGCTGATAGAATTGTTGACAATTCTGTTTCAGCGTCTAGACCGTGAATAGCCTTTAGGTCTTGTGCTAGTTCGATGGTGTACTCAGCCTTTAGAGCGCGTGAACGAGCAGTAACTTGAACCTTGTCAATGGCGAATGACATTTGACGGAAGTCGGCGTTGCTGGTTGATCCAAGAGCTTCGGCTTGTGCAGTACCTGTGCCACCAGCGAAGTTATAAAGCTGTGAGTTGCCAGAAACAACGATAGATGCGTTCGAAGCGTAGTTACCTACGTTTGAATCACCAATGGTTGTCATGGTGTTACCCTGACCGTATGAAGACTGACCAGTGTTAGCTTCGCTGTAGAAGGCTTCAGTGTTGCCAGAAGCTTGACCGTCATACTTAGGATGTAGAGCAAAGATTAGACCAGTAGGACCAGTCATAGGCTGAACGCCGCAGATATCATAAGCAATTAGGTTAGGCATAGCACGACGAACTAGTGAAATTAGAACTGGATCGTAGTTAGATGAACCGCCTGTTAGTGAGGTAGGAAGAGCGCCTGAAGTTTCAAGAAGTGACTGTGGAGCATATCCACCGTTTTCTTGCATAGCACGTTCAGTGTTTTCCAATAGTTGTGCAGTAACGCTACGGCGATGAATGTCGCCAATCTTGTTAAGCTCAGGGTGGTCCAATACTGGACTCCACTTGTTTTGAATTTCTTCGTTTAGAAACATTTTATGTTCTCCTTGTTGATATCTTATTTATAATAAGTTATTTCTTGACTTGATTTGAGATTGCTTTTACATAATGATTCATAGTTCCAGTAGGAGCAGATGTGTTAACATCTTCTGCTAGGAAATCTTCTTCTTCGGTAAGAGTATTAACAGGCTTTTTATTGAAATAAGATTCCTTAAGAATAGAAACTTTCTTGTAGAAATCTTCGGATGATGTATAAGTAATGTTCTCAGAAAGAACACGAAGCTTTTCAGCTTGGTTGACTGTTAAACCTTCAGAGATATCGGCAAATGCCTCTACAACTGATTGCTCATCTAAAGCTAGTTTTAGATCAATATTTTCGTCAATTGTTGCGTTTAACTTAGCTTCTAGTTCTTCAATGTGTTCCATCATATCATTTACAACATCAGTTTTAGATTCAGGAAGATCAATATAATTATCTTCGAATAGAGCCTTTAAACCATTGATAAAATCTTCAGCAATCTCATTCTTTAGAGTCGAATCAATAGCGACAGAATTTTCATTAATCCATTCTACAACGGCGTAGTTCAAATATCTGTCAACGTTTTCAACAAGTTCAGTGCGGATTTCTTCGACTTCTTCAAGTAGCTTTTCTTCGAAGGCTTCTTCTAAACGAGCTACTTCAGTAACTAAACGGGTGTTAATAGCGGCTTCAAAAACGATAGCTGCCTTTTCTTTAATTTCTTCTGATAGATCATCGCCACCAAAAATGTCAGCGACATCTTCTTTTGCCATGAACATAGCAGAGGTTGGAGAAAGACGTAATTGTCCAATTTCGCCTCTACCAGTAGGAACGCCAGCAACATGTGCCTTATATGGACCAGCCATATTTGCACCATTAGGAGAGGACTTCATATCGGCAGTGCTAGGCTTTGCATCACTGGGTGACAATGAAACCATACCAGTTTCGCCTGTTGTTTTATCGGCAGGACGAGAAGCGGAACCACCAAGAGCAGATGCAACTTGATTGAAAATATCCTTTAGCTCTTCCTTACCAAGTTGAGCGCCCATTTGCATAAGTGCATTTAGAACTTCAGACTTAGTTGTCATTTCATAGGTTTCGCCGCCAGCTTCTCCCTCGAACTTATCGGCAGGACGATTATGTGAACCAGTTGCGACAGGATCAGCAGTATGCGAGACACCACTTGACGAATCAAATTCATTGATTTGTTCGTTTTCCTTCAAACTCTTTTTAGTCATGTGTTAACTCCTATCGGTAAAATTTCTTACTATTTATGGTTTTGTTAATTTTCAGCTAAGGTATTTACAAATCTTTGAAACATCTGTAACTTTTGCTCAGTGATTTGAGAAAGAGAAGCCGATCTCAATTGTGTTTGTGACTGCTCAACTACTTGAACTGCCTTCCAATTATCTTTAGAAATATCGTACCACCAATCAACTTCTTCCATTATGCCTTTAACAAATGCATTAGGAGCGGAAGGATCGGCAACAATATCAGCAGCAGTAGCAAGACG